TTACTTTAAATTCCATTGGATATGATTTTATTTAGTGCAAATTTATATAAAAAATTCAATATTATTATCGTGGCTCAAATTCAGCCATATCAAAGCCATCTAAACTATCCTCGTTAGATTCAAAATTTAAAGGAGGTAAGTTATTTTTGCGTTGGTTAATCAACTTAGATTGCTCTGTGTTTTGTTGACTAATACGCTTTGCCTTAGCATCCTCTTTCTCTTTGTCTCTACTTGATATAGTGCTCTGCTCTAATCCGTTTAATTGTAAACTATATTGGAATTCCTCCGCCATTAAATAACTCTTCAGCTCGGCTTCCTTCTGCATCTTCTCAATATCAAATGCAACCTCAGCCTGCTTGATTTGCATCTTAGCCTGAGTCTCCATTTGAATCTTTTGCATAGCCAACTGCCCTGCCATTTCCTGAGATTTAAGATTCTGTTGAGCGGTCATAGCTTGGTTTTGCATAGCCATCTTCTCTTCACGTTCTTGCTTCTTAGTCCTCTTTAATTTTAATAATTGATTAGCAAGTTTTAAATTCTTTATCTCACGTATGTCAATAGCATCTTCAAGGTTAATATCGCCCTTAGATAGTGCAATTTGAATATTCGCTTCAAGTTGCGCTTTCTCTTCTTCATCAGGGGAAACCTCTATAAAAATACCAAAATCATAAATATATAAATCATTAATCTCACTTAAGATTGAGACATTGTACTTACCAATCTTATTTGCAAATTCATCTTTAAAGTCTGCGTACTCTAAAATATCACCAATACGATACGTTAAAGCCTCAGACAATGAACGGAAAATAAATAAACTACTTTCTAATATGTGACGAGTAGCTGTATTTGAGTTTAAAGCAGCCAACTTTTGTAAGCCAACTAATGAGTTAGGGTCAGGCATTGAACCGTCTCTTGCCTCATTTAAACCTGTTACAGAACGAATCATATCCATATAATGATTGTAGTTTGTAATAAGCATTTGAGTTTTGCTTGCCCCTGAGTTAGATGTTAACTGTTGGATTGGCACCCTTGCATTATTAAACTCACCGTCTTGAGTATAGCTTCTACCAATCACACTACCTGTTTGGAAGTATAATCTTAAAGCGTCCTCAGGGTTGTAAGCGTTACCCGTTCCTAAGTCTACCTCGTTTAATCCATCGGCATCAATAAATACACCATCGGGAACAACTCTTGCAATTACTTGCTGTAATTTTAAGTGAGTAATCTGAATCAAGTCAGCAAAAGGAATCATCCTTCTTACTAACGACTCAATAACTCCCTTGTACATACGCGGAGCTACGGCAACATAGTTTGGTAATGCGTGTTGAGTAGCAGACTTTGGACGAACCATATTTTCTGCCATCTCCCACTTTAATACGATGTTAGTACCCATAACCATTACACCATTGTACCAAACATCAATAGTTTTTTCTATCTTCTCAAAGTTACCCTCCTCCATCATTTCGACAGGAGGATTGAAGGTATCATCTTTCTCAATTACTCTTGTAGCACCACCTTCAAGTTTTTTCTTTTTGTAAACTACTTTTTTAGTAGTCTTATAATTAAAGTACATTAATGTACAGGTATCTGCATTAAACAGACTGTTCTCATAGAACTGAGCTACGTTATAGTAATTATACCAACTCTGACTGTACATCGAGATTTCTTTTAAATCCTCGTTAGTAAGTGTTGGGTCAATCTTCATACACTCAATTACAGGAAGACTTTTAATTTCTCCCCAATAAAAACAATCTCTAAAGTATGGGTCTTCAGTATAACTATACACCACGTTTGCAGGGTCTACGTATGATACCTCAACGCCTGCGCCCGGTAAAAATTCGTGCTTAGCTACGCCAATGCCTAATACCGTTAAATCATAATCAGTTCTTTTACGTAAGTCTTGATAATGGTTTTCGTCAAGTATGGTATTGATAGCTTCTTCTTCTGCAATTTCAATTGCAGGTTTGTAATTCAACTGCATATACAACGATAATTCCTCGTCTGTATTTGGCAATTGTGCAGGGTCCATCATAAAAGGATTTACACCTGTCTTGTCTTGTATTGTAGTTAAGATGTCTTTAGCAGCCATCTGTCCCTCAATTGTATCTTGGTATTTACTTCTCTTAGATTGAGACATTGCATCTTGTGCATACGCCTTTACTTTGAAAAGTCTGTCAGACATTCCGTTAACAACGATGTCAACAAATTTTGGGATAATAGGAACGGGAGTCCAATCTAAGTTTAGATAAGATAAATCTCCATCAATAGCTAATTCATTTTTATATTTTGCAATAGACTGCTCGCCTCTTGCATATAACCTTAGTCTATGAAAGTCTCTCCACTGACTATAAAATCTACATTGATTACCATCTTTTCTAAACCACTCATATTGAATAGCCTGACCTATAAGTAAACCATACTCATAAGTAGCCTTTTCGCTATCGGATGCGAACTGAGACGGGAACCCTGTAGATAAAACATTTATTAATATATCGTTCTTCATCTAATTATTTGACTTGATGTTCCATCGTTTGTATATCTTGCAAAGTTAATGCTTATTTTTGACTCTTTTTTCTCAGGTACGTACATATGTTTTTGGTTAGCCATAATAGCTAATCCCGAACTAATAGACGCGTCAAATTTTGTTCTATCATTAATATCAAATTTAGCCCAATCTTCTAACGTCCTTGTGAATGGCATTGTCCCCATCTCGTCAGGGTCTCTATAGTTACCTGCTAAATCCATCCCCACATATTTTTCGATGTAGGACTCGATAGCGGCTGCGTGAGCCTGCTTAACATCCTCAGATGAGTTAGGTATTCCCCCAAGTTCTTTCTCTGTCTTAGAGAGCTTACTATGGTGTTTGTCGGGTCTATTCAAACAGAACTGCCTATACCCTCTATTTTTAAAATGGTATAGTAATCTTGGCTTATTATTCTCCACTAAGATAGGCATACCATAAAATACGCAAGCCATTAATACCTCCTCGAAAAATATCTCTGCCGTCTGAGGTCTTGCAATATACTCTAAAAAAAATTGATTTGTTGGAGCGTCGTCCATATGGAACTTAGTAAGTCCGTGAAGCGAACCGTTCGAGCCACGCCCACCAACTACGGCAGATATATCGTACGAGTCACAACCAAACGAACCTAAGCTCTCACTTGCAGGATATTTGTTTCCACCCTTCTCCCTGACGTTATTTTGCAGGTGTCTTGGCGGAAGCCAACTCACTAAAAATCTGCCCTTATTATCGGGAGTCCAAACAACCGTTGTATCCTTCACACCGTCCCGCCAATGAAAGGTTCCACGTGTAACGTGGTGCTCTCTTATAAGCGAATCGTTGTAGTCAATCTGCTGATATATTTTAGTTAAATTAAATAGTGCTTGCTTGCTCTCGTCCCTGAATGCGTGCGACTCCGTGCGCGGGAACTGACGGTAAAATTCGTTGAGCGCGTCGGCATCACTTTTAAGTGAGTCAACCTCCGCCTCCCAATAATCAATAGCACCATTTTTAATCATTCCCTTGTCGACACCTAAGATAGGCTGCTCAGGTTTTTTAAACACGGGCATACCAAAGATGTCTATGAACCCCTCCATATTCCATTCCATTGGAATAAACAAAGCATATAACCCACTCTTAGTTTGACCGTTGGCGTTTCTATTAGCAACACGAGAGTCCTCGTAAATATCTTTGTAATTCTGACCACCCTTTGATAATGCATTTGAGGTAGAGCCCATCATACACTTACCAATAATCTTAGACCCCAAACGCAAACACGTTTTAGTTACACGCCAATTGTCTTTAATGTTATTAGGTTTAAGCCACTTAGCACTCTCGTCGTGAGCTAAGAATAATAGCTTCTCCCCGTCATAGGAGTTGTCTTCCGTATTCTTCCAATCGATAGATGTATCAAGTCCGTCAATATCTTCCTGACTATTGTCGTACATATTCTTCTTTGTAATCTTAGATGCCGGCAACCTAAAGGCAAGTTCTGTCTTTGGTTTGTCCATACCA